CACAAGGCTTGCGTTGGCTGCGCGATACAGGTTGGGCATTGAGGCGCGACGAACGCGACCGCGAACTGGAGAGAGAGGCGATGCTGGAAAACCAACCAGCGAAGAGGCCGCTCTATGACATTTAGGCTGACGACCAACGATGTGAAGTTGGAAAACGACATTGTGCATTTCCTCCATGCTCACATGGGTGAGGAGGGCAAACTGTGGCAACGCGACGTTGACCGCAGAACCGCGATATTCTCGTTCAAGGACGAGGCATCGCTTAACCTAACCAAGACTACGTTTGAAGGACGACTGACATGAACGCTCAATCACTTGAGGCTCAAGTCGGCAAGATATTCGAAGCCGACGACGGCCATAAGATCATCGTAATCGCTTACGATGCGATCACCGACAACGCCATTGTTTATGACTACGTTCTGCAAGAGGAACGTGTGCTGACACGCCACGCATGGGAAGACTACATGGTCAACCCGTGGAGCGATGTGGTCTCTGCCGAGAAGCAGATGATCGCCGATATGTCGGGCCGCGTTTCGATGCAACTGTGGCAAGCCTTCGTCGAGGGATGCACGGTTGAGGACGGCAAATCACAGGCATTTCACGTCATCGAGAAGTTGGTCGACGGTGTGCCGACGCAGGAACGCTATGCGTATCAGGTCTGCAAGATCGCAGAGATGCACAACCGCATCGGGATGTCGGCGATTGAGACCTTTGCGCGCAACGCCGGGCAGATGTTCAAGAACACGCTCGACTTGCACGGCGTCAATCACATCGTCTGGCGCAAGTATCCAGAGATCGACCTGTTCCACGATCCGCTGCGCGGCACTCGCAATCTGGTGGCCTATGCAAGGCTTGCCGCCTTCAGCAATGGTGATTGCGTCAACATCGACGGCCAGATGAAGGAGGCCGCATAATGGCACATTCAGGAGCGCCAAGCGTTGTGAACGCTATGCAGGCCAACAAGATGGCAAAGCCTGCGCCGGTCGACGGTGAGGTTCGTGAGTTTACCGGAGGTGATGGCAACGTCGCTTTCATGCTGAAGTTTAAAGGCGGCACGATCACCATCGTGAAGGCACCTGACGCGGTGCCGGACATCAACCGCACCATCGTGCCGAAATACGGCAACGTTCGCCTGATCGAGGGCCAGATGCACCAAGTCGCCGATCTGGCGCTGGAGTACCTGTTCAAGATCAAGGACGGCGTATGAGCGAAGGCGCAAAGATCGTCGCACTTCCCGGCGTCGTGATCGACGGAGACGAAACACCAGTCGATAACGTAATTGAGATGCTTGAAGAATACCTTGAGGCCGCCAAGCGCGGCGAGGTTCGTGCCGTCATCATTGGTTCGGTGAACAGCGGCAACGTCATCACGACGATGATGGAGGGTGAGGCTTCGGCCAACAACCTGATGCTGTGCGCCTTGGCCGTCTATGAGGGCATGAAATCCACATGGCTGGGTGGTTGTGAGGTGTATCGCCGTGAGTGATCGTTTGCGCGAAACGGATATTGCCCTTGACGACTTCAAGGCGATGTTGCGCGACCTCGATCATGCGATCAACGCCTACAAGGTTCGCTTGCAGATCATCGACCGTGCGGTCGTCAATCTGCTGGCGACAAACCCAGTGATACGGGAACTGCTCAAACTGTTCGCCAAGGACGGCAAGACCGGCAAGGGGCTGGTGATGTCGCTGGTGAAGCAGGAATTTAATCGGCTCACTCAAGAGCCATTCATGGAGTTGATGTTATGAGTTCGAACTTTTCATTCGCAGACAGCCAAGACGCCGAGTTCCCGCAGGAAGCCATGCCCAGCACGATGGTTTTGGGTGACATCGAGAAGGTGATGCGCTCCGAAGAGACCGGCAACGGCAAGGTGCTGCCAGACCACAGCATCAGGATCGAATACTCGACTTTCGTTATCGTCAGCAAACCAGACGGCAGCTTTCACGGCTATCGCAAAGCGAGTGTCAATGCACCCGTGGCGTAGGTATCCACCCAACCCCGGCCCGAAGAAGATCGATATCGCCACTATTCAGCCTGACTGCACCTTTGCCGTTCATGATCCGATACCCAGCAAGATCGAGACCCACGACGACCTAGCAAACCAGCGAGGCGAATTGTTCTCGCCGCGTCACGTCATCGAGATGGCCGATTATTAGTTTGAGTACAGTCCACGAGCATCAAAATGGTTTGTCGCTCGTAAATCACGTTTTACCGTCCACAAAGGAGCTACCATGACGACCCCACCAATCGGTATGCCGGTTCAATACAATCTGCCTGAAGGCGAAGGCCCAGACGCCAACACGGTCTATGCAGCTATCGTCACCGCAGTGAACGCTGACGCCACCGTCAATCTGACTGTGTTTGTCGACGGCGGCCAGAATTTCAGTGCATCAAGCGTTCCAGCGCAATCTGCTGGTGTCACCACATTCTATTCAACCTTTTAATAAGGAGATAACCCATGCACTATCGTAACGGACGCGAAGCCCACAATGGCGACAGGGTGGTTCGTCTCAACGCAAGCTCTGGTCACATCGAAGCGTTCGGAACGCTTTATAACGCCACGCCGGGCAATGAATACTGCAACGGCAATCTTAAGCAGGAAGGACAGTTGGAAAGCGCCAACGATCCTTATGCCTGTATGTGCGATTGCCTGCACATCGATGATCTCGCTGACATCCTCAAGGAAAAGGGCCTCGATAAGCGTCCAGAGGGCAAGTAACCCAAGCGGTGAGTGGGTAAGTCCAATTTTCTGGATGGTCAACCGCCGCAGGTAGTGGCGGGTCTTCTTCCTTCTACCTGCTGAACTATCCCTGTTGGCGGTCAGGCTAAAAACCGCCACTCAAATTATGCCGTTGTATTTCAATTCTAAGAAAAGCCGGGAGAGTAGTTTTTGTTGACGAAATAGGCGGTAACGTGCGGGTGAAAATCCCGTCAACGGCAAACAATTCCACCCCGCGTGGTGTTTGATCGGGTGAGGCCAAACTACCTCACTGAAACGATCCGAGGGAATTCGTCGTACATCCTCGTTAATCAAACAAACGATGTGGCCCATACGATCAACGGGCCTTGAGACGTATGGCGTGAGCCTCGGCCTCACGTTAATCAACCGAGCTTTCACTGAAGGAGAACGCAGATGTTCTGCAAACGACAAAAACAACTAACCAAACTGGAGAGCATAATGAGTGACATCGCCGACGACGTAAAGACCCTCTTGGGTCAAGTAGCCACCATGCAAGGTACGCTGACAGCCATTTCCCAATCGGTAAATTCTGCCAATGAAACCGTTGCCAGCCAGCCAAACAACAACGACGTTGCTGTTATCACCGCTGGCCTGAACGCCGTTCAACTACAGTTGACGAATGGCTTTGCTGCCCTTCAGACGGCTATACAGAACGTCGCCAACGCCTTGGTGCCTACCGCTGGTCTGGCAACGACCGTCGATCCTGTGGCGAGCGCAAGCGTTTCTGCCACACCTGCTGCGACACCAGCCGAGACCACGGCTGCAACCTCGACCTCAAACTAAGAGGCCGTCATGCAACGCGATCTGGACACCAACATCTATTTGACCAACGGCACGGTGATGACGAATGGCGGCACCGCCACTCCTCTCACCGTTGGCGCTGCAATCGTAGATGCTCTGGTTGCGGTGTTTCCACAAGAAGCGCCGCAGCCAAGCGCCGAGCAAAAGGATGCGCGCTTTAGCCTCGGTATCCGCATTTCTGCGGGTGGCTCGCAGGACTTAACGCTCGATGATCTCAAGACCATCAAGCATTGCTGCGATCTCATGTACGGCACTTTGATCTACGGTCAAATTTCCGCATGGGCCGACGAGCGCGCCGTGCCATTCGCAAGCAAAGTGGTGAGCTAATATGGCTGGTCTCGTTCCATCTGGAAACATTCGTGAACTTCCTCCTGAAGAGTTGGAAAAAATGCCTGTGCAAGGCAACGAAGGCCCTGACGATGGCGACGAGACCACGACCATTATGGTCGACAAAGACACCGGCCATGTAACCATCCTCGAACAAGATGGCAGCGTTACCATCGATACCGATCCTGACGCCGACAAGCGCAAGGCTGATGTGGACACAGAGTTCGACGACAACCTTGCCGAACACATGAGCGAAACCGACCTTGACGCTCTCGGTCAGGCGATCTGGGAAGGCGTCGAAAACGATCTGAAGACCCGCGCAGACTTCGAGCGCATCTTCGAAAAGGCAATCGATCTCCTTGGCATCAAGATGGAAGAAGCTTCCAGCCAAGCAAGCTCTGAAGGCACAGTGTCGCGCGTCTATAGCCCTCTGCTGCTCGAAACCGTCGTCAAGTACCAAGCGAACTTCGTTGCTGAAATGCTGCCAGCCAACGGCCCTTGCAAGGTCAAGGACGATCACAACGCAGACCCGGAACACACGCCGAACCCCAACGATCCTGTTGAACAGATCATCGAAGCGAACGAGAGACAGCGCGACGAAATTGGCGAGGCGTTCGAAAAAGACGTGAACCATTACCTGACGGTCACAGACAAGGGCTTTTATCCAGACACGGATAAGATGTCATTCGTGCAGGGCTTCTGCGGCAACGGCTTCAAGAAGCAGTATCATCATCCCCTGAAGCGCCGCCCAGTCTCCGAAAGCATCCCGCCGCAGGACTTGATCGTCTCGAACAACGCAAACGACCTGTACAGCGCCCAGCGCGTCACGCACCGTACCAAGATGGGCCTCGCTACGCTGAAGCGTATGCAGTTGAACAAGACCTACCGCAAGTGCGACATCGCCACGCCGCAGCCAACCGTGACCCAGACCGAACAGAAGATCGGCCTCGTCGAAGGCATCGACAAAACGCCGCAGTTGCCGGGCGATTACGAATTCACGATCTACGAAACTTTGATAGACATCGATCTCAAGGGCTTTGAGCATAAAGACGAAGACGGCGAGCCAACCGGCCTGCCTTTGCCGTACAAGGTCACGCTAGAACGCGATAGCAAAAAGGTTCTCGCTATCCATCGCAATTGGGAAGAGGAGGATGACGAATGCCAAAAAGAAGTAATGATCGTCCACTTCCCACTTATACCGGGATTGGGTTTTTATGCTTATGGCTTCTATCACTTGCTGGGCAACACAACCCGCGCCCTGACGGGCATCACACGCCTGTTGTTGGATGCTGGTCAGTTTGCCACGTTTCCGGGCTTTCTGCTTGCCAAGGGTGGGTCGAAGCAAACAACCAATGAAATCCGCGTTGCGCCCGGCACCGGCAAGGAAATCGACACTGGCGGCAAGCCGATCCGCGAAGTGGTCATGGAGCTTCCGTACAAGGAGCCGTCGCAAGCGTTGCTCAACATGGCAAAGCAGCTTGGTGATGACGGTATGCGTCTTGGCGGCGCTGGCAACATCCCGGTCGGTGAAGGCCGCGTCGACGTTCCGGTCGGCACCATGCTCGCCGCTATCGAACAGACGACCAAAGTCATGGGTGCGATCCACAAGCGCAACCATCAGGCTCAACAGCAAGAACTGCTGAACCTCAAAAAGCTATTCATGCAAGACCCGACATCGCTGTCGCGTTTCGCCAAGACACCGGCCCGCAAGTGGGAAGTGGCAGAAGAGTTCTCCGACAAGGAACTTGTGCCCGCTTCCGATCCGAACGTGCCGTCGCAAATTCACCGCATCATGCTGGCGCAAGCCTTGATCCAGTTGGCTTCGACGCCTGCCGGGATGCAGATTTATAATCAGATCGCCGTCCACGAGCGCGCGCTTCGCGTCCTTGGCATTGCCGATCCTGCCAGCCTGTTTAATCCGCCTACGCCGCCACAAGCCGCGCCGCCTGATCCGAACATCGCGCTCAAGAACCGCGAACTCGACATCAAGCAACAGCAGAACCAGCTTAAGGCGCAGGATCAGCAGACTGATATGACGCAGCAGCAGCGCGAAGCCAGCGAGACCATGCTGGACGCACAGCAGCATAGCAAAGAGCTTCAAGCCAACCTGCAAGACAAGCGGGAGCAGCGCGCGCACGATCTCACCATCGAGCAGATGAAAACGCGCGAAGAGATCATCAAGGCTGACGGCAAGAACACTGCCAGCCTGCATCAGGAGAAGGTGAAGGGTCTCGCCGGTATGCAACAGGAACACCTGAAGGGTGTCCACGGCCTCATCGCTTCTCACGTCGATCATGCTCATGCCAAGGATTTACAGGCGAGCGCACCAAAACCTGCACCCGCAGGCGAGGCTAAACCGGGCAAGGCAAAGCCGAAAACCAAACCAAAAACCACAGGAGCTAAAAAATGAGCCACGAAGACATCGACTACAAGGAACTGCGTAAGCACAAAAAGCAACATCGTGCAGACGGCGGCAAAGTCCACGAAGAACACGAAGATGAAGCCGAGGACAAGAAGCTGATTAAGCACATGGTCGGCAAGGCCAAGATCAAGATGAAAAAGGGCGGCGAAGTTGACGGCGAGAAGGCCGCTCGTCGCATGGACAAGAAGCCACGCTACGCGCGCGGCGGTGCAGCCAAGCACAAGGGTGACGCCAAGACCAAGGTCAACGTGATCGTTGCCGGTGGTGGCGGACAGCAAACACAGCCTTTTGGCGGCGCTGGTGGGCCTCCGCGTCCACCAATGCCACCTGCCGGGGCGGGCGCTCCTCCCATGATGCCGCCTCGTCCACCAATGGCTCCTCCCGGCGCTGGCGCACCGCCTCCCGGTGGCCCCGGCCCAATGAAGCGCGGCGGCGCTGCGTACAAGAATGGCGGCAAGGTCGGCAAACTTGAAAGCGAACACGACCGCAAACACCACGACGTTCCTCGTGGCCGGATGGCTGGCAAGGCTGATGCCGATGTCGGCAAACTGGAGAAGGAACACGACCACAAGCATCACAGCAATGCCAAGGTCAAGAAGCAGTAAACCGATCAAGGGCGGCGGCCATGACGGTCGCCGCCTGTCGATCTCAACATAAGGAAAACGACAATGACTGACGAAACCCAAAACCCAAACGCAGCTTCGGCACCCGCCGAGACGGCAGCCCCCGCCGCCTCACCTGCGGATGCACCTTCGACGACGGCGGAACCCGCTACCGATGCGGCCCCTGTCTCATCCGATACATCGACGACCTCGACGACGGAAGTGCCTGCTGCGTCCGCTCCAGCACAGACTGAAGCAATCCCAAACGCGAGCGCACAATCTACTGGTACAGCGGACGTGTCTTCTACGGCTTCGACGGAAACACCATCTACCCCATCGAGTGAGCCAACCCCAAACGTGGCTTCACCTACACCGCCTACGGTGTCGACGCCTACGGAAACCCCAGCAGCTTCACCTACACCTGCCACTGCATCACCTGCTCCCAAGAGCGAGCATCTGACGTTGGTCGAGGAAGTTGAGGCAGCGATGCAAAAGCTGTTGGCATCGATTGAACGTGAAGGCGTCATCGCTGTTCACGGCATCGAGCAGGAATACAAGGCGATCAAGTCATTCGTCGGGTACGGCCTGCAATCACTGAAGGCCAAACTCTAATGGCCTTCGAGAACGAACTTCAAAGCTTTCTGGGCGATTGGATCACCCAAGAAAGCAAGGATCGTTCGCATCACATCCTGAACGGCAGTTGCAACAGCATCGAGGAATACAAAGCCCGCTGTGCTGAACTCAACACGCTCTGGGCTGTTGGCGAAAAGATCAACGAGTTTGTTCGAGGCCCAACAACCGAAGGACAAGAAAATGGCGAAAGCTAAGACAAAACCAGCAGCCGCTCCCAAAAAGAGCGGCTTAATCTTGCCGTCGCAGATGACGGCGGATGAAGCGAAAAAGACCGGATTCAAACCCGTGTCTCTCGATCCTCGTCAGGCGATCTACGACAAGCTTGGCGATGTACTCGACCACATCGATGTCTTCAAAGGCATGGTGCTGGTTGCGACCTACAAGCGTGAAACTGTTGGCACCAGCGGTAGAATTATCGCCGCCGACAAAACCAAGACGGAAGACGAATACCAAGGTCGCGTCGGCCTCGTGCTGAAGATCGGCCCTCTGGCATTTATCAACACCAAAGACATCGACTTCGGCGGCAAAGCTGCTGATGAGGGTGAATGGGTGTTTTACACGCCTGCCAACGGCACCGGCACGTTAATTCGTGGCGTTCATTGCCGTTTGCTGGACGACGTAAACATCGACGGCGTTGTGGACGATCCCGATGTCCTCTTCTGAAACAACCAGCATCGTTATGGATGGCATTCTGGAGGCTTGGTACGCCGCACACGTCATGGGTCATGGAACCCGCGACGAAGTGATGCAGCGTTTCAATCGAGCCAAGGAAATCCATCCAACCATTGCGGCTGAAGCACAGAAGCGGCTGGAGGCCATGCGGGCCATTCATCCGGATCGTTGTTTCATCACCGCAACCCACCGAAACTTCCTCGAAAAGGTGTTAAATGAGCAAAGCTAAAACAGCAGCGGCAACCAAGCCCGCTGAAGAGACCATTGAAATTCAGGAAACGGGTTTCAGTGCTGAAGAACTGGCGGCGCTCGACAAGGCCGCTGCAACGCCGGAGACCGTCACCGTAGAGGCTGACAGTACCGAGGGCCAACCAGAGACGGAAGTAAGCGCCGAAGATCAGATTAAAGACCTTCAAAAGCAGCTTGCCGATCAGAAAGCCAAGACCGCCGCAGCCGAGAGTGACCGCAAGGCCAATCAGGTAAACCGCATCAAGCAGATCGAAGAAGCTGAAACTGCCGAACAGGGCCGCTTCCGCCTCGCCGAGGAAAAGCTTGCCAGCGATAAAGCTCTGGCGGCCAACGAACTGGATGCTGCCAAGAAGGCATATCGTGATGCCTACGAGAGCGGCGATCCGGACAAGGTTGTCGAGGCCAACGATAAATTGTTCGAAGCCAAGACCAGAGTGAAGGTGCTGGACGACAACGAAGTCGGCCTGAAACGCTTTAAGCAGGATCGTGAAAACTTCTGGAAGACCAGCAAGGACGGCGCGATCAAGAAGGCTGAAACAGGCAACGAAGTCGATGTCGATCTGGAGCAGTTCACCCCCGCCGCTCGCGCGTGGGTCGATAAGCATCCTGAATTCCTGTCCGACAAGAAGTTCTACGACAATGCGGTCAAGGCGCACTACGCGGCGCGCGGCGAAGGCATTGAAGAAGACACGCCTGCATACTTCGCTTTCATCGAAAAGCGTCTCGGCCTTGACGGTGTCGCACAGCCTTCGCAGGAAGACATCGAGAGTGAAGCGGCAGCGCGCGGCGAACAGCCGGTCGTTGTCAAACCGAAGGAACCGGCCAAGAAGCCAGTCACGTCGGCCCCACCTTCGCGCGGTGACAATCCAACGCCGAAGGCCAACACCGACAAGCGTTTCAAAACGCTGACGGCGCAACAGGCAGAACACGCCAAGGACAGCGGCATGACCCATGAAGAATACTGGGATAGCCTCAACCTCGACGCTGCCACTTTCGAAGCCAAGTACGGCTACCCAAACAAGTAAGGAGCTAAACAATGACTGAAGCAACCGGCAGCGCCGCTCGTAAAGCGGCACCGAACCGTAACCCGCGTGCGCAGAGCGTTCGTGCGGTCGACACCACAGCAGGCGTTCGCAAAGACGGTATCCGTCGTCGCAAGCGCAGCGGTGCGGAAGGCGATGATTTCTATATCGCGCCTCACCTGATCCCGAAGGGTTATTCGGTAAACTGGAAGACGACCAGCGTCCTCGGCAAGCCCGTCGACGACAGCATTCTCCAGTCGTATTACGAGCAGGGATGGGAGCCAGCCACCCTCGAACAATTCCCCGGCATCATGTCAAAAAATTACACCGGGAAATTTATCGTTCGTAAAGGAATGATGCTTATGATACGTCCGGAAGAATACACCAAAGAGGCTCTTGCCGAAGACCAACAGGCAGCGGCAGAGCAGGTGAGAGACAAGCTGAAGCAGCTTGGTCACACTGAAACTGGTGAATTGAGACGCAAGGTACTCAACGTCAAGCGCGGCTATGAACGCCCACCTGTTGACGAAGAGTAACCTCTAAGAGATAGATAGCCCCGTGCGGTGAAACGCCGGGGCCGTCTAAAAAAGAACCCCGCTAATCCGGCGCGCTGTCGGGTGACGCGACAAAACTGGAGACTAAGCGATGAGCAACCCTAATGCTCCGTTTGGTTTTCGGCCAGTCCGCCGCCTCGATGGTGCGATGCCGAATTACCAAACCAACCGTTACCTGATCTCGTTGTCGAACACGAACCGCATTGCCACGGGCGATGTGGTCAAGTACGACGGCACCAATGCAGGCTATATCGACAAGGCCGCCACCACGGACACGCCCGTCTTGGGCATCTTCGCCGGTTGCGAATGGTTCGATAGCAGCCAGCAGAAGAAAATCTTTTCCCCACAATGGACGGGCACGACCTCTGTCGTTGCTGGTTCTTTGATCCAAGCTTACGTCTACGACGACGTGCAGATTGTGTTCGAAGTCCAGTCGGGCAGCGGCACCGTTGTTCCTCAATCCGCTGCGCGTCAGAACGCGAAATACTCCGGCTCGGCTGGTGGTGTTTCTCCGTTCGTTACGGGCATCAGCGTTGAGACGTTGGACGATGCAAACATCGCCACCAACCAAGCAACGTATCCGTTCAAAATCGTCGAGTTGAGCCAGAAGGTCGGCAACGACAACACTTCTGGTTACAACATTGTAGAAGTCGTCCTGAATGCGACGAACTACAAATCTGGCGTAGCGTAAAAGGGGAGAACAACCATGTCTGTCAATCTTGGAGCAATCCGCGACCTGCTTCTCCCCGGCGTCCGCAAGGTCACTGGCGAGTACAAGCAAATTCCTACCCAGTGGTCGAAGGTGTACAACACCGGGAAATCGAAAATGGCGGTCGAACGTACCGTCAATATGCGGTTCCTCGGCCTCGCGCAGCTTAAGTCAGAAGGTGGGGCAACCTCCTTCGACAACGGCGCTGGCGAGCGTTACGTCTACAACCAAGAGCATTTGGAAATCGGCCTTGGCTATGCGATCACTCGCAAGGCTATCGATGACAATCTCTACAAGACCTCGTTCCGTCCAAGCAACCTCGGTTTGCAGCGTTCGTTCGCGCAGACCAAGGAAATCTTGGGTGCCAACGTCCTCAACACCGCGAACGTCTACAACGGCGCAGTGGTTGGCGATGGTGTCTCCCTTATCAATACGGCGCACCCGATTGATAACGGCACCTTTGCGAACCAGCCGTTCGTCGATGTGGACTTGAATGAAGCCACGCTGCAAAGCGCGCTCATCCAAATCCGTCAGTTCAAGGACAACGCCGGTCTGAAGCTTCAGTGCCGTGGCCGTAAGCTGGTCGTTCCGATCCAGCTTGAATACGTCGCCTCGCGCCTGACGAAGACCGAACTGCGTCCGGGCACTGCCGACAACGATGTCAACGCCCTCATCACCACTGGCGCTCTGCCAGAAGGTTATGTGGTTATGGACTTCTTGACCTCGGCTTATGCTTGGTTCGTCCTCACCGACAGCGACGAAGGTTTGCTGTATCTGGAGCGTGTTCCGTTCGAAACCGATATGCAGGTTGACTTCACGACCGACAATCTGCTGGTCAAGGGTTACGAGCGTTATAGCTTCGGCTACGACGGCCCACGCGGCATCTGGGGCACTTTCCCAAGCAACTAAGAGGTGAACCATGTCAGCGACTTTACTTAGCGGCCCAACCGTTGTATTCGGCGCGATGACCGCGATCCCCGGTCTGAACAACGAATACAATCCGGATGCAGGCCCAAGCATCACCTACCAAGGTGACAGCTTGCCGGACACGCGCTACACGATCAACAAGGATAACATCTTGCCGGGCACGGTTCGCGCCCACATGAGTTACGCCTATGTCTTGAGCGTGGACGCGGTTCCTGCGGCCTTGGCGAATAACAACATCGCTGCGGCTCAAAACGTCACGAACGGCACCGCCATGACCTTGGCGGCTGCCGCTGCCGGTATCGCCACGAATGTGCCGATCTATCCGTTCCAGTCCTCGACGCTTGTGACAGCCCCAATCGCTCTCGATTATGGCTTCACCACGGCGAACTGCACGTCCGGATCGACGACCATCGTGGTTGCCGATAGCACCCAGTTCACGGTCGGTATGCCTCTCTGCATCGCCAACGTCGGCAATGCTGGCGGCACGACCGCACTGCTTACCTTCGTCAAATCGATCACCGACGCGACCCATATCGTTGTCGCCAATGCTCCTCTCGCCACCAATTCGACGGCGGCTTGCGGCACTGGCAATATGTGGGGGCCAACTGGTCTGTCGACGAACACTCCAACCGCTGCCCAGTCTTATCTGGCTGTCGGCGCTGGCCTGTTCCTCGATCCGTATCAGTCGCTCATGCGCGGCGTTCGCATCACCGGCTCGGCTTCGGCCACGGGCGGCAACTTCATCGTCACCGGCTACGACATTTACGGTCGCTTGCAAACGCAGACGCTCACGGCGGCTGCTGGCGCGACGACTGTATGGTCGACCAAGACGTTCAAGTACATCGTCTCGGTCGTTCCGCAGTTCACCGACGCTCATAACTACAGCGTTGGCACCTCGGACGTGTTCGGCGTGTCGACCCGCAACGACAAGTGGGAGTATGACAACTTCTACTGGGCGGGCGCTTTCCTGACGGCTTCGACCGGCTGGACGGCGGCGGACAAGACCAGCCCTGCAACGGGCACCACGGGCGACGTGCGCGGCACCATCCAGATCGGCACCAACGGGCCTCTCGGCTCCGGTGCGTCGGGCGGCGCTTCGAACGGCACCCTGCGTCTGGCTCTGTTCTCGACGGTTCCGTTCTACAACATCACCCAGTCAACTCCGCAGAACACCGTTCCGTTCTACGGCGTCACCCCTGCCTAAGAGGTAGAGATGGCACCCGGCCTTAACAAACTTACCCTCGCGCTTGTGGCGGCGGTTGCCAATGGCATCAGCACGTCGCAATCGCTGGGTGCTGCCGGGAACCTGACGATCACCGGATCGCTGGCGACGGCTGGCGTTGCGACATTCGATGTCGCGCGCCGCGTCGGCATTGTCTCTGCCGGTAACGACAGCGGCATGAACTGGACGATCACGGGCACCGACCGCAATGGCCGCCCTCAATCGGAAACGATTGCCGGTGCCAACGTAGGTACGGCACAAACCACCCGCGACTTCTTGACGGTCTCACAGATCGCAGGCAGCGCGGCGACGGCTTCCACCGTCACAGCAGGCACAACCGGCGTGGCTTCCACCGCGCCGATCATCATGGATTATTTCGTCAACCCGGCCATTTATCGCGCCGATGTCTCTCAAGTGGGCACCGCGAACTGGTCGATTGAAGAGAGCATCGATGACATTTCTCCGAACTACGATCTGACGACGACCTCGCCGGACTGGTTCACTGAAACGGCGTTTGCTGCCCAGTCCGCTGCCGCTCGCGGTACGCTGACGGGGCCTCTGACGATGGTGCGACTGACCATCAATTCGGGTACGGGAGCGGTCACGGCTCGTATTGCGACACCATTCGTGGCCGGTATGGCTTAACCCAAGAAAACAGGAGACGACGATGAAAGGCAAGAAACACAACGGCGAAGAGGGCGCTCTGAAAGGCGAGAACTCTCGCAAGTCAACGATGGACGAAGCCCACTCCGAAAAGGAAGGCTTCAAGCACGGCGGAGCCACGCATCACGAGGAAAAGAAGGACAAGAAGAAGTCCGGTGGCAAGGTCGAAGGCAAGAAAGCCCACAAGCGCGGCGACAAGAAGATGCGTAAGGGCAAGTTTAAAGATGGCGGCAAGGTCGAAAGCGAAGCGGGCAAACAGAAAGACCGCCCCGGTTTCGCCAATGATGTCATCGACAAAGACGACGACTAAGGGATTGCCATGAAGGGTCGCAGCAAAAACGGCAAGTCGCACTCTGATGGGGTCAAAGCTGGCCCCGTCAGTGAGCAATGGGAAGCGTCAGGGAAGACCGACATTCCTAAGCCGAAAAAGCTCGGACCTGTTGGCGGCAAGAAGGCGATCCGCCGTCTCGATAAGCCCACACGCGGCAAGGCTGACGCCAACGCTTACAAGCGCGGCGGCAAGTGCGATGGCGGCGAGATGAAAGACGGTGGCGGTATCCACATCAAGCCCTCGCACAAGGGCCGTTTGCATGAGGACATCAACACGCCTGAAGGCAAAAAAATCCCGGCCAGCAAGCTCGCCAAGGCCGCACACTCGAAAGACCCTGCCGAGCGCAAGCGCGCGGTGTTTGCCGAGAACGCGAAGAGGTGGAACCACTAACGAAGGAATGCGACCGTGATTTACTCTGATCTCAAGTACGCGGTCACGATGAAGAACCAGAGATTGAACGATATTACGAATGCTATTGGATCAAACGGCCTTCTTTTAATTTATTCGGGAGTGCAGCCCGCCAACCCAGATACGGCGTTGTCAGGCAACACTCTCCTCGCACAGCTTCCCTTAAGCGCAGCTTTCGCCGGGGCGGCAGTGGGAGGCGTCCTGACCGCCAATGCTATCAACAGCGGCACAGGTCTTGCGAACGGTACGCCTACATGGGGATCGCTCGTCACTTCGGGCGGTGTCCGCAAGGTGGATTTCAGCGTCGGGCCTTCGAGCGGTTTCGATCTCGTGTTGAATTCCGGAACGATTTACTTCGGCGCTGCGGTTTCGGTGCAGAGCTTAACGATTACGTCTAACAACTAACGGAGAACAAAAATGTATCAAGGTCGCAATTATGCCGTCGCAACGACCGCCACTTTGGCCCAGTCGACGACGTTGCCTCTGCTCACCATCATCGGCACGGCTGCCGTGCGCTCGATGATCTATGAATTCGAATTCGGCTCGTCCGGTACGCCTGCTGACGCGGCGGCCCAGATCGCTTTACAGCGTTGCACCACGGCTGGCACTCCCGGCTCGTCCTTCACGCCTGTTGCTCTCGATCCGGGTGATCCGGCTGCGGTATCGACCTGCGGCTTGGCGACCTTCACGGGCGGCCCGACGCTGACGGCCAACGCCTTCTTGTATAACTTCGGTCTCAACCAACGCGCGACGTTCCGCTGGATCGCCGCGCCCGGTTCCGAACTGAAAATCCCTGCCACGGCCAACAACGGCATTGCTTTCATGCCGATCAACGTGTCGACGGCTTGGGCACCACAGTTCACCGTGTTAATCGCGGAGTAAACCATGTCCACAAACCTTTATTACGATCTGACCAGCGGTGTGATCCTCGGCTACGCTTACGCGCAGGCTGTCGACCCCACGCCTCCTGCCGGTCAAGGCGTCGTTCTGATCCCAGATGGCATGTCCTTCACCGATCAGCAGGGCCGTGTCTGCGTTCATTTCGACTTGCCGAGCGGCAAAGTCGCCCTGAATACATAAAATGTACCAGTCAGCGGCTCGCCGCGCATCCGGAGCGATCATCTGTGTTGATCCTTCGGGCCGGGAAAGTCATACCGATACGAAACAGTGCTGCCACTGCGGCGAACACTTCCCCTACCAGAAAGGTAGCGGGACTATTCGCGGCTTCTGCACTCGGTGCATGGAAATGACCTGCGGCAAACATCGCTGCATGGAGTGTTTTCCTATCGAGGAGCGCATGGACTTGTACGAGAAAGGCATCATTCCCGATCTGCTTGCCCCACGCGACAGCATCAACATGAAAAAGGTTCTTTTGCCGTGAGGTGCAACGATGTCTTATGCGGCAATTATCTGCGACGAGCAGACCAAAAAGATGTTGCAGATCGTGGTGCCAGACAACGCCCGCGAGCTTAATAACCCGTGGTACAATAAGCCCGGCACCAAACAATTCATCATTCCGAAGAAGATTTTTGACGGGCGCGCACCAAAGGATTTCTTTGCGGTGACGCTCGAATACCTGCGGAACCTTAACCCAAGTCCGGGGATCACGGCATGACAGTCGTAGTCCTCACCTCCGGCACCACCTACGCGATACCCGGCGACTGGTCGACGACGAACCGGATCGAGACATGGGGCGGCGGCGGCGGCGGATCATCCAACAATTTCAGTTCCGGCAACGGCGCTGGCGGCGGCGGGGCTTATAGCTCGGTCAGCGGCGTCACAGGCTTGAGCGGCACGGTGACTATCGTCATCGGCGCGGCTGGTGCTGGTGAAACCGCATCCGCGAATGCGATCTCTGGCGGCGCTACCATTTTCAACGGCACGGTCATCGGCACCTGCACGGTGAGCGCCAACGGCGGCACTCACGGCCCAACATCGGGCACGACGGGCGGCCCCGGTGGCACGACCACAGGTACGGTCGGCACAACCAAGTTCGTTGGCGGCGCGGGCGGTAACGGCAACGCTGCCGGTTCTGGCGCGGGCGGCGGTGGCGCTGGCGGTGCGGCTGGTAACGGCACTGCTGGCGGTGTCGGCGTTGCCGGTAACTCGCTCGGCGGCACGGGCGGCAACGGTTCAAACGGTTCTGGCGGCGCTGGTGGCGCTGGCGGTGCGGCTGGCACCAACAACGGCACCAACGGCACGGCCAACCAATTAGGTGGCGGCGGTGGCGGCGGTGGTTCTGGCGGTACTGGTGCCACGAACGGCGGCAACGGCGGCGCTGGCGGCCTTCCGGGGGGCGGTGGTGGCGGCGGCGGTTCGAACGCTAACAACGGCACCTTGGGTGGCGCTGGCGCAGGCGGCCAGATTGTCATCACTTATACGCCTGCCGGTGGCTTCACTTGGCAACAGCTTACGAACGATCCATTCGGCGTCACGTCGATCTCTCTGCTCAACAATGTCTACAAAAACGATCAGCGCGTCGAGCCTGTTTCGCCTCCAACGCCACCACCGACCGATCTAAAACTCGGCTGGCGGATGGACTTTCCGAAAAATCCTCCGGTGCCGCTGGCGCAGCAACCGGGCGGCGTAGCGCCACCGTTTCAGCCACCAGCCAATCCGAATGTTCTCGGCTGGCAGACGATGGTCAACTTCCAGCTTGCGCCGATGCGCGCGCAGATGCCGACGAACGAAATGCGGAACCCGTATGTCGTCCCGGCGAATATCAACGTGCTTGGCTGGCAGACCAACGTCAATTTCCAGCTTGCACCCAAGATGGCGCAGCAGCCGGACGGCACGATCTATCCGCTTCAGCAACCTGCGGCAGTGAACATTCTCGGCTGGCAAACAAACGTCAACTGGAACACGCCGCCGCTGAAGGCGCAAAACTTTGGTGGGGCCGTCGCGCCGGTCTTTGTTTCGACAGAGCCGATCTACGCATGGCAAAATTCAGTCGTCAGGCAACCGGCGATCATTCGCTCGAACAATCCATACCTGTTCGTGCAGCCGCTCATTCTGTTGGCAAACCCTGCGCCGACAAGCGATTGGGGCCAGACGATCACGCGCGTGATCGACAAGAAACCAACACAGATGCCTTCGGGCGCTGCGGCGTATCAGCTTCCGATACTGCCAGCCCTTATGTCGAGTTGGTATGTGCCGGTCAGTTGGCTGACGCCGAAGAAGACGCTTTTGCAACACACGCAATCTGTCGCACCTCTGGCGTTGACGCTGGTCTCTGGCGCAATGGCCGTGAGCGAGACCGTGGATATGATGTCGGGCATCGGCTTCGAATTCATCATTGCGTTCGCATCGATCTCGACTTCGCTGAAATATGTGCCAACGGCAACCGATATCGCGTCGGATCAGCCAACGGTTTCGACAAGCCTGAAATACAAAGCAACGGTTTCGGATGTTGACGTGAAGGGCGCTTCCGTCACGAACTCGCTCGCTTTCAAAGCCACACTTACGGAGGATATTGCATGAACAACTATGATGTGGGGAACCTTGTTGTTCTGACCGTCAACTTTCAGGACGCGAACAACAATTTCATCGATCCAACAGCGGTCGCTCTGGTGGTGAAGACACCTGACGGCACCTTGACGACGTTCACACCTACCCGCGTCTCGACGGGTGTCTACTCGTACAACTTCACGCTCGTGCAAGCGGGCATTCATTATTATCGATACACCGGCACGGGCGCTGTCACCGCTGCTGCCGATGGATCGTTCTTCAGCACTCCATCGCCAACGCTCTCGGATTAAGGAATAGACATGACCACATCGGGCACGAGCAACTTCTTCCTCGCCAACAGCGACATCATTCTGGAAGCGTTTGATCGCTGTGAAATCCGTCCTTCGGAAATCACGCGCGAGCGTATGTTCTCTTGCAAGCGTTCGCTCAATCTCGAACTGCAAACGTGGTCAAATCGCGGCGTAAATCTCTGGAAGGTGATCCCTGTTTCGATCCCATTGGTCTCCGGGCAGGCAACCTACACGATGGCGGCCAACGTCATCAGCTTGCTCGATGTCT